TCAGTGGTTCATATCAAGAAATTAGATACTATTCAGTACAATTATCACAAAGTGTATTTAATGATTATGTAATGAATCCTCAATCTATTGAAGGTAATACTATCAATAGTGCCCCAGACGAATTAGCATTTAGAGCTTCATTAGGAGGTGAATTATATACAGGTTCAGTTTCAATACATCCTAAAGTAACAGGATCATGGGTTCCTGTAAATTCCTTCGCTAGTGATAGTAATTTCACCATAAATAATGGAGGATTTATAAGTAATACTGAATACGTTTTAGCAGACCAACCCGCAGTAGGTATAAAAAACAGAATTTCAGATAAGATCAAAGCTGTAAGTTTAGATTTACCTGAAGGTAATCAACAATTATCTAATATAGCTTCAATTCAACAAAATAGTATTGGTAACCAAGCTTATACTCCTAATATTAATTTACTTGAAGTAGTATTTTCTCCAACTAACCAAATCAATGATGACATCCTCAATTCAATTGGTTATTTGAACATAGGAGAATACATTGGAGACCCAAGACAACAAATCTCGGGATCATTTACTTACCCTGATTTAGATCATCTAAGAAATGAATATTTCTTAAAATATACTAAAAGTTATGATTGGACCGATTTTACTAATTTAGTTAGATTTTTTGATAATTCATTATTCAAACTAATTAAAGATTATGTTCCGGCTAAAACATCTTTAGCTTCTGGTGTTTCCATTAAACAACATTTATTAGAAAGAGATAAATACCCAGTTCCATCTGCTTCATACTCTGAACCACAATATACGGGAAGTATTGGTGAAATAGCGGGTTTACTTGATGGTCAACGTATCTACACCGCCTCTACCGCTTATGAATCTTTCCCAATTGAATCCATAACAGGTTCACAAGGTGGAACACTACCTAATCTAATAGTAGATTATGGTACTGATTTTGGCTATACAACTACTAATATAATAAACGTTAGTCAAAGTTGGGAAGGTTCAAACATAACACCATTTGGTTTTCAACCATTCACAGATAACACAGCTAAAGAATTTGTAGACGGAGAATTTAGCGGTTCAGTACTTGTAGTTACAACTCAAAGTTTAAATCCAAATAACCCATTCTTACACCCAAATACCCAAACAGTAATATACGATATATCAGGTTCTAATTTAACCTCACCTGGAGATGGAGTAATATATTATAATTTTGGTTCTTTATATGTTAAACAAGTTGATAAATTTGGGAATATTAGTTACAACCTTTCAGGATATAGTGTGGATGAAATCTATATAAAAGAAACTAGTAAAAATAGTATTTTTATAGAATCAGCACTAAATAATCTTACCCCAGGAGATACTTTAACATTTACTATTCCTTGGTATGGAGGTACTTCTCCTCTTATTGGAAATAGATCTAATACAGTTACCCAAAGAATTGAAACTATTAGTATATATACACCTGATGTGTGGAAAATTACATTTACAAATGATTCAATTTATCAATTAGTTTCTTTTGATCCTGGGACAGTTCTTCAATTTAATAGTGGTTCTTCAACTGTTTATTTAAACCCTTATATCAACGAACCTAATTTTGCATATTCTGAATTCAATGCAATATTAAATAATGAATTATTACCAAGACAAAGTGAATTATTTTGGGATTTAGATTATAATTCAAATGCTATTCAAGCAGTTAATTATCAAACTATTATAACTGCTTCTCAACAAGCAGGTAATTTACCTAAAGCATTTGTTCAAGATTATAACTACTATGCTAGACGTAGTACAATCCCACGTTATGAAGGTAGTAAAAACACTGTAGAAAATTTCAATACAGGTAGTGGATGGAATTCCCAATATTCAGTAGGTACTTATATTGGTTTTTATAGTAGAATTCAAGCAATAAATTCATCACCAACATCATATGCTAATATTTGGGTTACTCATATGATTACTCCTGATGGGGTTGTAATAGCTAATACACAAGACGATCAATGGTTCCAACTATTAAATCAAAATTTCTGTAGTAATGCTGCTGGCGTATACACAGGATATACTTTACCATTTTCATCTTCATTAGATCCACAAGTAATGACTAATCTTGAAGCTAAGGTTAGTAATGGTAATTATTATCTAAGAGCTTCTAATAACTCAACATTTACAGGTGAATATGGATTTGGTGGTGGTATGATTTATCCTGCAGGATTAGAACTTTCATCTGCAAATGAAAACCTTAAAAAAGGATTTACTATTTTGAGAAACGCTGGAGCAATCACTTCAGGCACAGGAAATTAAATTTAAACTTGGCAAATTTTAAAAATAACATATATTTATAACTAAATACGTATTAAAACATGGGATATTTAAATAATTCGGTAGTAACAGTAGATGCTATCCTAACTACTAAAGGTAGAGAATTATTAGCTAAAAACGATGGTACATTCCGTATCACGCAGTTCTCTTTAGCTGATGATGAAATTGATTATACTTTATATAATCCAAACCACCCTTCAGGTTCAGCTTACTATGGTCAGGCAATTGAAAACATGCCTTTATTAGAAGCATTTCCAGAAGAAACTCAAATTATGAAATACTTGCTTACTACATTACCACGTGGTACAGCGAAAATGCCAATTCTTAGTATACCAGCTTCTATTGTAATTAAACAAGGTGCTTCACAAGCAATTACTCCACAAACACTAAATTATTTAGGTGGAAACCAAGCAGAAGCAGGTGGATATACAGCTACTATTTCTGACGTTCGTTTAATGTCAACATTTGAAGGTGTAGGTATTACAAATGCAGCTACAACAGCTTTAAATACTACTTCAACAACTACATTAGGTACAAACGTATCTGCAACAGTAGTTGGAACTACAATTAACATCACAGCTACCACAGTTAACACGTTATTCGGAAACAATACATCATTATATGCTACATTAACAATTGTAGGAAGAGATAGTGGAGCAAGAGCCCAAATCCCAGTAACAGTAACTAGAGTATCAGCTATAAACTCTTAATAAGTATAAATTATGTCATTTAATAGATTAGAAGCAGGAGATTTTGTAGTATCAGCTGATAGTATTACAGCAGGATTATGGACTGATAGTGAAATTCCTACTATTTCCACCTTTTTTACATCATCAACCCAAGCTGCTGGAGCATCAGGAAATTATTATTTAAATGTATTTTCTAATGCCGCAACTTCATCTTTAGAATTTGCAGTTACTTATGGCAACCAATTAGGCAGTGGTAGTGAATTATATAATGCTGCTGTAGATGGTAAATCATATTCATCAACAATTTATGGTCAATATAGATCATTAGTATTAGGTGATGAAAACGCTCAGTTTGTTTTTGGTGGGGTAACTTCATCAGATTTTTGGGTTATCTCAATAGATAGAAATCGTTATAAAGAGTCATTACTTCCTGGCTCAACTACTTTATTTATCTCAAGTTCTTTAGGTGGTATAATGTCTTTAACTGATAATAGTAATGCTGTTACTTCTGTCCAGTTCAATGATGCTGGTAGAGTATTCCAATTAATATCAGGTTCAGCTGGAACAGTATTTACAGGAAGGAATAACCAAGGATATTCAGACGCCTCAGGTTCATATGGTTGGTTCCTCCCTGATATTGCTACTTATATCTTAAACCCAAGAGCCTTAGGTTCACTTCCTGCTGGTGGAGGTATTAGCTTAAACCCAACTACAGGTTCAAATTCTAATGGTCAAAACCCAAGACAAATTTATGAAGCAATCAAAGGTGGAGCTTCATTTACAGCTAATTCATCAGAAACAATTACCTCAGATTACATTTTTGTAAGACCTAGAAGTTCACAATATAACTATTCTGAAAACCCATCATTTATTTCGGGTTCAACTGGTGAAGTTTTATTCCCATCATTCATCAATAATCCTACTACTTATATTACAACTGTAGGATTATATAACGATACTAATGAACTATTAGCTGTAGCTAAATTATCAAGACCATTGCAAAAAGACTTTACTAAAGAAGCATTAATTCGCGTTAAGCTAGATTTCTAAAATGAATGAGCGCTTACAAACAATTTCTATCTCAAGATATTATAGTTTCACCCTTTGAGGTGAACAAGAGTTTTACCTTTCCGGTAAGCGAATTTTCTAACTTTGATGTACAAATCGATAGATTTGAAGGTATCAATAGTAATTTCTTAACTAATCAAGATACTACTGGTACTTTATCTACTCAATATCAAGTATTGATTTATAATTCAATCAAAGAATTATATTATTCTAATTTTACTTCTGCTTCTTACGGTTCTCCACTCCAAACCCAAAGCTTATTCCCAGGTGAAAATACAGCAGGAGATGTATATGTAGGTAATCCGGATGCTGTAGGTAGATATGAAAATTATTTACAAAGTAGTAATGATGTAATTAGATATTTTCCTACAAGTTCAGATGATGTAATTGGAGTTTTATCTATTCCTTCTCGTTTATGGGGTGATTATATTCAACCAAATTCATTTGTATTCACAGCTGTAGATTCTGATAATATTACTCACATCATTACTGACGATGGCAATGGTAATTTATATGCTAATGGAACTTATGCCGGTAATATAATTTATTCCCATGGTATAGCTACTTTTACATATTTAACTGATAATCAACCTCCTTCTCCTGAAGGATATGGAACTTCATCTTATGGATCTAGTGTTTATGGAGGTGGATTAAGTTTAGCTGATTTTTTATCATTAAATGCAACTTGTTCATTTTCAAGTTCATTAACAATTTATGAAACTCAGTATAAAGCTACTATTAAAGAAAATGAATTTAACTTTTCTCAAAACCCTAGTATAATATCATCTTCATTAGACGGTACTATATACAATTTTGCAACTAGTTCTTATTTTGCTCCTTATGTTACAACCGTAGGTTTATATGATGATGCCCAAAATTTATTAGCTGTAGGAAAATTATCACAACCACTTCCTACCTCAAGAACAACAGATACTACTATATTTATAAACATAGATAGATAAATATATCATGGCGAAAGGAACCAATAGATTACAAGATATTTTTAGTGCGGGTAGTGACCAAATAGATCAAGGTTATACTATTAACGCATGGCATGTTTCCCAATCTGTAGAAGCCTTTACAGGCGAAGCTAGCTATGATATTGAAATTAGTGGTAGTTTAACTATAAGTGGATCTATCTATAATGAAAATATTCAAGATGCTCCTGATCCTGCTACAGGATATAATATAATAGTTCGTAGTAATTCTACAGGAGAATTAAGAGCATGGGGAGCAGCTACATCATTTACATCAGGTACGTCTGGAACTTCAGGATCATCAGGTTCATCGGGTTCTTCAGGTACTTCTGGTTCTTCAGGTACTTCTGGTTCTTCAGGTTCAAGTGGCTCATCAGGTAGTTCTGGTTCAAGTGGTTCATCAGGTACTTCAGGTATTAATGGTACTTCAGGTACTTCTGGTTCAAGTGGTTCAAGTGGTTCAAGTGGTTCATCCGGATCATCAGGTACATCAGGTCTTTCAGGTATAAATGGTACTTCAGGTTCATCAGGAACTAGTGGTTCTTCAGGTTCATCTGGTACTTCTGGTTCAAGTGGCTCATCAGGTTCTTCTGGTTCAAGCGGTTCAAGTGGTTCAAGCGGTTCATCAGGCTCATCAGGCACTTCAGGTTTAAGTGGTATTAACGGTACTTCAGGAACTTCAGGTGCTACAGGTGGTCCAGGCCCACAAGGCTCTCCAGGAACTTCTGGTACATCAGGTACATCAGGCCTTTCAGGTATTAATGGTACTTCAGGCACTTCAGGTGCTGCAGGTGGTCCAGGCCCACAAGGCTCTCCAGGAACTTCTGGTACATCAGGTACCTCAGGCCTTTCAGGTATTAATGGTACTTCAGGCACTTCAGGATCTTCGGGTTCATCTGGTTCATCTGGTACTTCTGGTTCATCTGGTTCATCTGGTTCGAGTGGAACATCAGGAAGTTCAGGTTCTTCAGGCTCATCAGGTACTTCAGGTTTATCAGGCATTAATGGAACCTCAGGTACTTCAGGCTCATCAGGTTCATCAGGTTCATCAGGCTCATCAGGTTCATCAGGCTCATCAGGTTCATCAGGCTCGAGTGGAACATCAGGTAGTTCAGGTTCATCCGGTACTTCAGGTCTTTCAGGTATAAATGGTACTTCAGGAACTTCAGGTGCAACAGGAGGGCCAGGTCCACAAGGTCCCCCAGGGACTTCTGGTACTTCTGGTACTTCAGGTCTTTCAGGTATAAATGGTACTTCAGGAACTTCAGGTGTATCTTTCTTTGGTACAACTTCTGGTACTTCTGGTACTTCAGGTCTTTCAGGTATTAATGGCACTTCAGGTACTTCAGGTTCATCTGGTTCAAGTGGTACATCATTTTCAGGAAACGTTATTTTAAGTGAAGGTGATAATATCCCTGCTGATAGTGAATCTGGTGATATAAACAATTACAACTTAGGGTCTGAATCTTTATTTAAGCTTACTGGAGATGGAGGTATTGATATAAACGGATTTGCAAATGGTGCTTCAGGACGTCTTATTGTTATAGCTAATACTACAAGTGCTAACGTAACATTCTCCCAAGAAGATACAGCATCCTCAGCTTCAAACCGATTTGTATTAGGAATAGCTAATAAAACTATTGGTATAAACCAAACAGCAACTTTTGTATATCTTACAGGACTAACAATTGGAGCTGCTACTAACCAGTCTAGATGGGTATTAACATCTACAACATAATAACCAAACACTAAAATATGTGGTATTATAAAGGCGAAGAAATAACTTCGATTGAGGATTTACCTCCTCAAACCTTTGGTTTTGTTTATAGAGTTATTCATAAACCTTCAGGAAAAATTTATATAGGAAAAAAAGTCCTACAATTTACTCGTAAAGCTAAATTAACTAAAAAAGATTTGGCTATTTACGAAGGTGAAAAAGGACGTAGACCAACCTACAAACAAGTCATTTCAGAATCGGATTGGAAAACCTACTATGGTTCCCATAAAGAAATTATGGCGCTAATTAAAGAAGGTAAACAATCAGATTTTAGACGTGAAATTTTAACGTGTGTTCCAAATAAAAAGTTATTAACTTACGAGGAAACAAAAGCATTATTCATTTATGAGGTATTACAAAAACCAAATGAATATTTTAACGACAATATTTTAGGCAAGTTCTTTAGAAAAGACTTTGAGTTGTAAGATTAGTTTCGTACATTTACCAATATGGTAAACCATCTATTAGTTAATATTGTAAATTCGGTTTTGGGGGTAGGGAAACCTACTGCTCGTGGTAATCAAGCATACCACTGCCCATTTTGCCATCATACTAAACCAAAACTCGAAATTAATTTTGATGACGCTGTCAAGGGTAATCCTTGGCACTGTTGGGTTTGTGGTAAAAAAGGAACTAATTTAGCCATTTTATTCAAGCAAGCTAAAGCCCCAGAAGACAAGATTACTGAGATTAGAAAACATATCTCAAACGACAATTATACAGATCGTGTTCAAAAAATTGAAGCGATTGATTTACCTAAGGAATTCAAATCGCTACTTGAACTTACAAAATCCGATATCAAAGGTAGACAAGCACTATCTTACCTAAAGCGTAGAGGTGTAACTAAATCGGATATACTGCGCTACAATATTGGTTATTGCGATGGCGGTGTTTACGATTATATGATTGTTATACCGTCGTATTCCCACGAAGGAACGCTAAATTATTTCGTTGCTCGTAATTTTAACCCACACTCCCCAGTAAAATATAAAAACCCACCAATGAGTAAGGATATGGTGCCATTTGAATTGTTTATCAATTGGTCTTCTCCTTTAGTATTGTGTGAGGGTATGTTTGATGCTTTAGCTATCAAACGAAATGCTATTCCACTTTTAGGAAAGCATATTCAAAGAGAATTAATGAAGAAAATTGTTACTTCACAAGTAGAAAAAATATATATAGCTTTAGATAAGGACGCTCAAAAAGATGCCGTTAAGTTTTGTGAACAGTTAATGAATGAAGGTAAAGAAGTATATTTAGTTGATTTAGAAGAAAAAGACCCAAGTGAAATGGGATTCAAAGCTATTACTACCTTAATTCAAAATACACATCCATTATCTCAATACGATTTAATGGCTAAAAAATTACAATTAGTATGAGTAAGAGAAATATTAAACATTCTTACAACCGTATCTTAGAGATCTCGGAGGATGCAAAGCAAATTACTATGCCAGATTCACGTTATTACAGACGTAATGGTAAATACTATCCTTCAATCACATATGTTTTACAATACTATCCAAAAGGTAAATTCTTTGAAGACTGGCTTAAAAAAGTAGGTTATTCATCTGAACACATTGTTAAAAAAGCAGGTGAAGAAGGTACTCAAGTACATGAAATGATTGAAGACTACCTTAACGGTAAAGAATTAAACTTTTTAAACTCGCTCGGAAACCCATCATACAACCCAGATGTATGGCAAATGTTCCTTCGTTTCGTTGA